GATACTTGCTGTAAAGCGTAGAATAGAATCACAAAAAAGAAAACGTAAGGAATTGGGAAGGTAAATAAATATTAGTACATGAATGTGTGTAGTGAGTGATTTAATCATCCAAAAAGTAAACGAGGTGTATCTTAAAATAGATACTCAACCTCATATTGAATATGAATTAAGAGATAGGTTTACTTTTGAAGTTCCTAATAAAAAATTCATGCCTCAATATAGAGGTAAGTTTTGGGACGGTTATGTTCATTTGTTTAATATGAAAACCAAGAGAATCTATGTTGGTCTTTTGGATAAAATTATAGCATTCTGTGAGAATCACGAATATACCTATAAATTTGAAGATAATAAATTTTATGGTCTTCCTTTCGAAATCAATGAAATGATTTCTAAGGCTGGTGTGAAAGATTATATGAAGAGTATTACCAGTTTTAAACCCAGAGATTATCAAATAGATGCTGTTTATGATGCACTCAGATATAATAGGAAATTACTAATTTCTCCTACTGCATCTGGTAAGTCTTTAATGATCTATGCTATTACCAGATATTTTGTAGGGAGGAAGAATAAAGTTCTTTTAGTAGTTCCTACCACTTCTTTGGTGGAACAAATGTTTAAAGATTTTGAAGAATATGGATGGGATGCTAAAAATCATTGCCATAGGATATATGCTGGTAGAGAAAGGACCAATGTTAACGAAGTTACCATTACTACTTGGCAATCTGTTTATAATTTAGATAAAGGATTTTTCGAAGATTATGATGTAATAATAGGAGATGAAGCTCATTTGTTCAAGAGCAAATCACTTGTAGGGATCATGGGCATGTTGCATCATGCAAAGTATAGGTTTGGGTTCACTGGTACTTTAGATGGCACACAGACCCATAAATGGGTCTTAGAGGGTTTGTTTGGACCATCGTATCAAGTAACTCAAACTAAGGATTTAATTGAACAAGGACATCTTTCCCAGTTAGATATCCAATGCGTAGTTCTTAAATACACTCCTAAGAAGTTTGATACCTATGAAGATGAAATTCAATTTTTAATAAGTCACGAAAAAAGAAATAAATTTCTTTGCAATCTAGCATTAGATCTAAAGGGTAATACATTGATGCTTTATAGCAGAGTAGAAACTCATGGGAAGGTGCTTTATGAAATGATAAATAAAAATGTAACCCATGGAAGAAAGGTTTTTTTCATTCATGGAGGAGTTGATGCTGAAGACAGGGAATCAGTTAGAAAGATAACTGAAGAAGAAAATAATGCTATAATAGTGGCTTCTTATGGCACTTTCAGTACAGGCATCAATATTAAAAATTTGCATAATGTTATTTTCGCCTCTCCTTCCAAATCTCGTATAAGGAATTTACAGAGTATTGGAAGAGTTCTTAGAAAAGGTAAGAATAAAACCAAAGCAAAACTTTATGATATTGCTGATGATCTTACTAAAGGATCAAGAAAAAATTATACTTTGAATCATTTTATTGAAAGAGTAAAAATTTATGTACAAGAGCAATTTAACTATGAAATTACATCAATCAACATAAAAGACTAGAAAAGGAGAATCTGGATGATAGAAGACGATTTTTATGCAACGCTTAAATTAAAATATAGTGGAGAAGAAATATTTGCTAAAGTAGCAGCATCTGATGAGGAGGATAGAACCATGTTGCTAGTTTCTAATCCGGTAGTTATAGAAGAAGTTAAAATGAGAAATCAATGTATGGGATATAAATTTGAACCCTGGATCAAAACTTCTTCAGAAGATATGTATATTATGAATCTAGATGATATCTTAACGATGTCTGAATCAGAAGATATAGAGATGATTAATTATTATCAAGATTTTATCCAAAAATCTAACAAGAAGAATCGTACTAAGATGTCTAAAAAAATGGGATATATCGGTAATGTGAATGAAGCAAAAGGAATGTTAGAAAAGATTTATAATAATAAGTAGTAAATTCCTTCCATCCTTAACAAACCTATTCTACATATATTTCATATACTTGTCAACTAGGTAGATTGTCTGCTATAATCTATTTAAAGATAAGGATATATTATGCCTTTTACCCCTGCTTATGGGACAATGAAGAGAACTCCTAAGAGATCCGAGCATTATGTTAATAATAAAGAGTTCTTGGCTGCCCTAGAGAATTATTTTGCTGAGGTGGAAAGGGCTGCATTGAATGATAAACCTAAACCTCAAATACCTAGGTATATTGGTGAATGTTTTTTAAAGATTGCTAATCATTTATCATATAAGCCTAACTTTGTGAATTATATGTTTAAGGATGATATGATATGTGATGGTATTGAAAATTGTGTGAGATATATTGCTAATTTTAATCCAGAGAAATCTAAAAACCCCTTTGCTTATTTTACTCAAATAATTTATTATGCTTTCCTTAGAAGGATTTCGCAAGAGAAAAAGCAATTAGAAATTAAGAATAAGATTTTAGAAAAGACTAATTTTGATGAAGTCTTTGATGCTAATGATATGGATAGTGCTAATTATTCAGAGTATAACTCTATCAAAGATAGCGTGCATTCTAAATTGAGAAATTAATGCGTGTAGCTATTATTACGGATACTCATTTCGGAGCAAGAAAGGGTTCACAACTCTTTCATGATTATTTTGAGAACTTTTATCAGGACGTCTTTTTTCCGGTATTGATTGGAGAGGAGATTGATACTGTAATTCATATGGGGGATGCTTTTGATAGTAGACGTGGGGTTGAATTTAAGTCTTTAGATTGGGCAAAGAGAGTAGTATTTAATCCTCTCAAAGAACAAGGGATTACTATGCATTTAATGGTTGGAAACCATGATGCTTATTATAAAAATACTAATGAAATAAATTCTGTTGATTTATTATTAAGAGAATATGATAATATTATTCCATATTCTGTTTCTACAGAAGTTAAGATTGGTGGTTTAGATATTCTTTTTGTTCCGTGGATAACAGAAGAAAATAAGAAATATACTTTTGAGTGTTTGAAGAAGACTAATTGTGAAGTAGTGATGGGTCATCTTGAGTTAAATGGGTTTAAAGCAACTCAAGGACATATGATGGAAGATGGCACATCTGTGTCTGAGTTTGAAAGGTTTAAAAGAGTTTACTCCGGACATTTTCATTGTAGATCAAATAGGAATGGGATATATTATTTGGGGAATCCTTATGAAATGTTTTGGAATGATGCTGCAGATACAAGAGGATTTCATATTTTTGATACTGAGACATTAGAGCATACTCCAGTTAATAATCCTTATAGGATGTTTTATAAAATTTATTATGATGATACTCCTCATCAAACCTTTGATACTAGACAATATGAGAATAAAATTGTTAAAGTAATTGTGCGTCAGAAGACAAGTCCTATTAAGTTTGAGAAGTTTATTGATAAATTATTATCTTCTGGTGTTGCTGATTTAAAAATTGTTGAAAATTTTCAACTCATAGAATCGGGAGATTTTGAAATAGAAGAATCAGAAAATACACTTTCTATTCTTGATAGATATATTGAAGAATCTGAAACAGAATTAGATAAGTCAACTATACAAAGTTTGATAAGAAAAATTTATCAAGAATCTTGTGAGATTGTGTAATGCATATTATTACAGTTAATGGCAAAGAAAAGGATGGTGCTTACTCTGTTAGAGATGATGATGGGGACCAGGTTCTTTATATTTTTCAACAAGAAGATGATGCCATTAGATATGCTATGCAACTTGAGGATAGGGGATATCCTGAGATGCATGTCATTGAAGTAGAAGATGATGTAATGATTAAAACATGCGAAATACACGACCATAGATATGCTATTATCTCGCCCCATGATATTGTGATACCTCCTGACAGCCAAAATGATATTATGATACCTCCTGACAGCTGAAATGATTATATTTGAAAAGATTTCGTGGCGCAACTTTTTAAGCACTGGCAATCATTCTACAGAAGTTATACTTAATCAAAATCCTACTACTTTAGTTGTAGGTCA